CCAGAAGACTTTACACCAAGAAAAGGTGTGATGACTCGTTATGGTAAGAAAATGGTTCGTGGTGACTTCTACGGAACAGTAACTTGCTTGGATATGAACGTTATCTAACGAGAATCTTTTCTGGTTAATAGAAAGGTGGGTCTTCGGATCCGCCTTTTTTGTTTACGCGTTTACTTTTTATAATATATTTAATTGTACTTCTTAAGTACAAACACTCATCACACACAAGGAGGAAATATGAGTAGTAAACCCTATGAACTAAGAGCAGGATTGCTCGGTCAAGCACAAGATATTTTAACAAGCCAATACCATCGCGAGTACGAAAGACTTCGTTACCTTTGCGATAGAGACATTCTAGATGTAAAAACAGTTACGTGGCCAAAGATGCCTACAACCGAAGAAATTCTTGCAGAGGCAGAAAAACTGTACAAGTTTATTCAGACTAAATAATTCTTAAAATAGTTTGGTTTATTAAGCATATTTATCTTAGAGGTGAATATGCTTTTTTTATATCTGTTAATAAGTTTTATATACGCTGCAGGCTCTACGATAGGTACAGAGTCATCCCGAGAATTAATTGTATATATTACATCCCCTAAAATAATAAACTACTCTGCTGAAACAGAAGGCGTCTTAAGTTCAAAGTCAATATATAATTACAACAGTCGATACTGGAAGGACGGAAAAATAATTAACGAAAGAGGGACATGGGATAAGCTAGGTTCCAACTCAGTCGTTAAAGTCTACGATAAAGACACAATAGAGTACGCATATAGAAATTGTGATTATCTTCTAGACGCAATGGCGTGTTCAAACCAAAACGACCACATGCTGGTTCAAACAGTTATTACAATTGATGATCATGAAACTGTTATTCACATGATGTTGTTTAATTCTGACATGACCCTACTAAGTTCGTCGACAGTCTCTGACCGGGGGCAAATTAATTATATAAAACAACAGGAAACTCGAATTACGATGACTCAAGGAAAAATAGACATGCGAATAATGCCTGAACAAAAACCACTTAAATGGATAATTCCTGCACATCTTTTAGAGAGTTATGTTAGACAGGCAGCTCAAGGTCTTTGGCTAGGAGTAAAAATTAAATAAATTAATTATTAAAATGTATGGTTTAGCCAAGAAAAACGCTTTCTTTTTTCTAAGTAGTCTACATCGTACATTTTTTTATATGCTTCTTTTTCAAATGGTATGCTCATATAGGCTTCATCGTTTGTCATTCCTGACATCTTTCCTTTTAGCCAATATGCAACATATAAAATATAAAAGAATACAACCAGGAGCTCACGTTGCTGCTCTATGTGAATGCATTCGTGTCTTATTGTTGTTTCACTCATTTCGTTTCTTGAAATAATAAAAGGAAAAAGGGTAATTGCACCAATTTCTATAAATATTGAAAGATATTTTGGAATTTTACTATTTTGAATTATTATAGGTTTCATTTTTTCCAGTGAGCTGACAGCATTTTTCTTTTATTAGACACAAATCTTTCAACTTCATCAAGTGGTCTTTTCTTAGGCACATAAGGCACAATAGGTGTGTCCATTTCACTTGTCTTTTTAGGAGGAAGAGGAATAGTATCAGGCAGCCTAGATACTTCATCTGTTATTTCGTCAGTTGTGTCGTCTGGATTAAAGAAGTAATCGTCATTAAAATAGATAGGATCTGTTATTTCTTCAGGTTTCAACCTTGTGACTTCTGTGTCTTCTTCGTTTTTAATTGCTGTTTTATCTTCAAATGCTTGTCTTTTAAAATATTCAATAGAAAGACTGGGGTCGTATTCTCTAAGCATATTGTTAATGTCTGACTCAGTCGCTTTTCCTTCTTTGTATTTCTTTAATAGTAGTTTTCCTGCTCTATGGGTTAAAAAACCAACATTGATTAAGTAGCTAATTGCAGGAATTAGGCTTTTTATCACAGGAATTGAGTCTTGAATGGTTGACATAATGTCCATTTCTGCAAGCATTTCTGCTTTTTTGTTTTCGTATAGTTTTGTTTTTACAAGTTTTTTAATTATTGCCTTTGTGGTCATATTATCCCCTATAAGAATTTTATATTTTTTGTTAATATATATAATTATAATGACTTTGCGCATTTATTAAACAATGGAGGAAAAATGGCAAACGAAGAAGTACCTGCACACAAACATGCAGACTTAGAAAAAGAATTGGCTGCACTTAAAAAAGAGCTGGCAGCACTCAAGAAAGAATTAGCAGCCGCCAAAAAAGTTAAAGCAAGCGGCGGAGCTGATCCACGTGTTGATAAAATCTGGGAATCCTTGCTAAGCTATGATCCTAACGGTTTTAAAAAAAGACTTGAAAAATAAAAAAATAAATCCTATATACAAATAGGCCCGGCACACAGCATAAAGGTAACCCCACTACCGTGTCGGAATCTTGTGGACAAGTAATCTCAAATATATTAAAATGGAGGAAATTATGCCAAAAGTAGTTTATGATCCGTCAAAAGGTCTTTTTCAAAAAACAGGAACAGGTTTTGTAGGTGCAACTAGCGTTCAAACTCTTGGTGGAGATGGTGAGACAATTTCAACAAGCAGATTGGTTGCTCTAGTAGACCCAGGCGGTAGCAGCAGAACAACAGCAGCATTGCAAGCAGGGACTGAGGCTGGACAAATTTGTATTGTTGTAAACGTTGCAGATGCAGCTGAGTCTATTGACTGGGACGATGCAGCTACATCACTATTTGCAGGAGCTGATGCATCATCTACAAATAGAACCCTTCCACAAAACGTTGCAGTAGAACTGGTGTGGACAGGTACTTTGTGGGTCCCGACTTCTCAAACACTTAGCTAATAGCTAGTTTAATCTCCGTGTAAACGGTTTAAAACAGTAATATAATAAAAATAAAAGGAGTTTTTATTATGTTACTGTTTTTTATTAATCAAATTACAGCAGAACCTGTCTATAATTGCAATGCAAAGTCAGATATTATAATAAAAGATAACATTGAAATCGTTGCGTGTGACTCAAGTCTTAAATCACATATATCTTACGGCGTTAAATACTGGCAACAAAAAGGATACTCAATTAGCATAAAAGAGGACGATGAAAAAGACTGCAGTTCTCTAAATGAAAAAAATACTATCTACGTAAAAATAGATAATTACAAAGCAAGCCAAAAAGACAGTAAAAACTATACTTACCAAGCGGTTACAGAAACAACAAAAGGCGTAACAAGCAAGAATTTTTATCATTCAGTTATCTTTCTTAAAGATACATACACTGAAGAAAAACCTTATGAGCTTATTACGCATGAAATAGGCCATTCTCTTGGTTTTGGTCATGTAGATAATGAATGTACCGGATATCTTATGAACAAAAATATGAGTGAAATGGGCCTGAATTTTTAAGATTTATTTCGTTTTTCTGTATACTTATCAAATATACAGGAGTGTTTTATGGCAACTTTTCAAGAAATGGTTGACGCAGGTCTTAATCCAACACCTTACGCTATTTTTGACACAGATGGAACTTTTCAAAGAGAGGCTGACCAGTTTGTGGTCTTTACAAAAAGAAAGCTAGGTGAAGACGTCTTGTCAGTTGAGCTTACAAAAAAAATGATGTTTGCCAACCTTGAGGAGGCAGCGCTAGAGTATGGATCAATAATAAACCAGTATCAAGCAAAATCTCAACTGCTTCAATTTATGGGAATGCCAACAGGAAGCTATGACGCAGAGCAAAAATACCCAAGAGAAAACTTGCAGTACCTTGCTAGATTTGCAGAGCCCTATGCAATGGAAGCAGGGGTAGGTGGTTCTTACAACATGCTGTCAGGATCCATAGATCTTGTTCAAGGTCAACAAGACTATGATATCAATACAGACTTAAAAGACGGCAATGGAAATGTTTTATTTGATGTAGGTCAGAACGCTAACGAACACTTTAAGACAAAATTAAAGATAAGTGAAGTGTTTCATTTCTCTCCCCAGGCTGCTTATAGATTTTTTGATACAACAAGTGCTATTAACTATTTAAATAATGAGTTTTCTTTCGAGTCTTTTACTCCTGAAACTATATTTTATGTTTTGCCTGTATTTGAAGATATTCTTCGTGGAGGCCAGCTTGATCTTTCAAACAGAGTTAGAAGATCAAATTACTCATATAAAATCATTGGATCAAAAATTAGAATCTTTCCTACACCTACGCAGGACAACCCAAGAAAATTATTCTTTAGGGTTATGTACAATCCTGATCCGCTAAATCCAAGCTATCAAGATGATACTTTACATGGAGTTTCAAATCTTTCCAATGTTCCGTTTGGTAACCTTATCTATGAAAGAATTAACTCGATTGGCCAGCAATGGATTAGGCAATATGCTCTTGCACTATGTAAAGAGCAGCTAGGCGAGATTAGATCTAAGTTTTCTTCTGTTCCAATACCAGGTGCTGACGTGACATTAAACGGATCAGATCTTTTAAGTAGAGGTCGAGAAGATAAAAAGGAACTTGTTACGCAGCTAAAAGAAATGCTCGATACGATGACTTATGATAAATTACTAGAAGTTAGTTCAAACAGGGCAGAGCTTTTGCAAAAACAGCTTAAATTCATTCCAATGCCTAACGGCAATGCAATAACAATAGGGTAAAATCATGGCACGACTTTTTATAACACCTAGAGAGATAAGTTTTATTAATGATCTTGCAAAAGAAGTCGTTAAAGACATTGCAGGTCAAAAAATATACTATTATTCAATTTCTGAGATAAAGACACAAATTCATGATGTCTATGAAGAGTCTCCTGATAAGATATTTGATACACCAATTGAAATTGATTGCTTTGTCAAATATCAGGAGCAAGAAATTAGAACAAACCAGTTTGGTTCCGAGGAGTTTTACAATATTGAAGCTTATATTCAAAAGAAAGACTTGCTTGACAAAGGAATAGAAGTAAACGAAGGTGATTTCTTTTCTTATGGATCTGTTTTCTTTGAAGTTATTAAAGCTCCTACTTCATCTACAATATTTGGTCAAATTGAAAATGGTAACTTTATTACTGTTACAGGTAGACAAGCAAGAAAACGACAATTCTTATCAAAGGTTTTTGGTCCAACATCGCAAAAATACACAGATCCAGATGCAGTTCAGGATACTTTTGTACAACAGCGCGGTTTTGATAAAAACAGGCTTGGTGAGACAGGAGATATAAGAGAGCTACGAGAAAACGGAGTTTTGGATGCACCTATAACAGGACCAAAAGAAGTATCTCCTAGAGGAACAAGTAAAAAGGCAGGCTCTTCTTTTTACGATGAGGAGTAATTATGTCAAAGATTAGTAGCGGATATGAAGGTCTTAACACAGAAGAAAACTATTCTATTCCTAAAAACGGAATTGAAGATGTAGACAGAGCAGTTTTTAATTTATTTGATAAAAAACTAGCATTTGAAGTTAAAAATAGAGACGAAACAATTCCCGTCCCTGTTGTTTTCGCTTCAGGTGAAAGGTTTGCTTTAACAAGAAGAAAAGAAGCGTTAAGAGACGATAATAACGCTTTAATTTTACCTATTATATCAATTGTTAGAAAGAATATTGACATATCACCTGGTCAAAGTGGTTTTGGGACTGCTATATCTTATAGAGATCAGGATCTATATATTATCAAAAGAAGGCTTTCTGAAGAAGATAGAGACTATCAAAACATTATTAATAAGCTAGGATTAAAAAATCAAAAAAATGTATCTAAACGTAAATTTTCAAGGTCTGACATTGTTCCTGGAAACATACAGGTTGGAAACAGTCAGGCATCTAGAAGAAATGGGCCAAATTTATCTTATTATAAAAATCAAATAGATCTTTCGCCTAGGTTAGGCAAGAATATATTTGAAATAATAACGATACCGTACCCAGAATTTTTTACAGTTGAATACGATGTAACGTTTTGGACGCAATATGTTACTGAAGCGAATCAAATGATTGAACATCTTGTTGCAATGTTTGATGGTCAGGACAGAGGTTTTAAGATAGAAACACAAGCAGGGTATGAACACTTTGCTTTTGTAGCTAGTTCCATTGGATCAAATGATAATTTTTCTGACTATTCTAACGAAGAGCGAATTATTAAAAACAGTTTTACTGTGACTGTTCCATCTTATTTAATAGCACCTGATGTTGATGGAGTTAATACACCCTTTAGAAGGTTTTTGTCTTCACCTGAGATTAATTTTGAAATAAGTGAAACAAAGACAAATTCAATTAAAACAAAGGAAAAAAATAATAGACAAGATAATACAAATAAGTTTATTTTGTCCGATGTTGAGATACTCGACGAAACAGGTTCTGTTGATGACGGTCCTGAGGACACAGGAATAGAGCTGTTATACGAAGACTTTGATCCGAAAACTGGAAAAATCACAAAAGAGTATAGAAGAGTTTTATCAAGAAATCAAAGAAAAGGAGAAACAGTCCTGTCAGCAGACTTTTTAAGAAAGATACAAGATATAAACGATTGATAGAAATTTGACAATTTGATTAATACTTATAATAGAAAAATATATATTGAAGAGGAGACTATATAATGGCCGAACAGACTTTTAAGTCCCCAGGATTTTTTGATACTGAAATCGTTACAGAAAGAAGGCAAAATCTTGAACAGATAATCACAACAGTTCCTGCAGGAGTTGTTGGTTTTTCTGAGAAGGGTCCCGCATTCACACCGATAACAGTCAACAGCTATGAAAGGTTTGTTGAGGTTTTTGGCGAAGCGAAAGCAGAATATCCATCAACACTGGCGGTAAAAAAATATTTAGAACATAGAGATGCACTAACTTTTGTTAGAGTTTTAGGTGCTGGCGCAAATACAACAGTGTCTCATTTTACCACAACAGAAAGACTAGGAACAGTTGAAAACAGTGGATTTATACTAACTTCATCAGGAGAAACATCAAATAATAAAAATGTATATGGCGCAGTTCAGTTTTTGTGTGCAGAACATGAAGTATCAGCCGTTGAGACTGTTGGTTACCCAGTCTTCGTTTCAAATAATACAACACTTTCCAACAACCCTTATATTGTTAGGGGTGTCTTATTTACAACAACAGGATCTAAGTTCGTAACCATTAATCATAGTGCATCTTTTAACCCGGGAACAGATCCTGACTTTAACGGATCTATAGTTTCTTCGACAATTTCTGATGCGATGTATAATAAATTTAAATTAATATTAACTTCATCGGATTCTTCATTAGGAACTGTTGACGGATTTTCAGGAGCAAAGGTGTTTTCTGCTTCTCTTAATCCGCAAAGTGATGCCTACATAGGAAAAGTCTTAAATACTGATCCTGCAAGATTTCAAAGCGATAAACATTTGCTTTATGCACATTTTCCA